GAAGAAGTTGTTAATGGAGTTTATAAACCACCTCGTAGCGAAGAAAGAACTATAGCTAAAATTAATAAATATGTTATGGATGGTATTGATAAAACGAAAATTACTCACGCCCAAAAAAGAGAAACTAATGCGCTGATTGGTTATATGAATACTCATCGTTTCATTCATCAAATTAATCTTTATGATAATGAACCAGACCGCGAATTATTTGAAAGTAGTTTTATAAGATATACATACAATAAAGGAGACTTAACTCAAGAAGAAGTTGATCAATATATCGTACTTTGTACTGAAGTATTAATATCTTCTAATATTCAACAAACAATTACTGTATTACAAGATCAAATTGATTTAGCTATTCAAGAAGATGGTAAAATTCCAATGGCTCTTGTAGAAGCAAGCAATACTGCTCGTAAAGAATATAATGATTGCGTTAATCGCCAGCAAAAATTAAACAATGATCTTAAAGTAAAGCGTAGCGAAAGACTTAGCAAGCAAGTTAAAGAAACAGCCTCAGTTATTAATCTAGTTCAAATGTGGAAAGAAGAAGAGAGCAGAGCGAAGCTATTAAAAATGGCAGAGATGAGAAAGCAAGTTGTAGAAAAAGAAATTGATAGACTATCTACAATGGAAGAAGTTAAATGCAAAATCTTGGGAATCTCTAGAGACGAAATATTGAACGGATAATTTATGCCAGTTATATGTAAAGTTGATGGTAAGGAATTTAAAGACGATAAAGCTCTTCATATGGCTTTAAAAGGATATGGTCTTAACAAAGTTAAATACTATCAAAAGTATTTTGAGCGTAGAGATTTATTAACAAATGAATTAATTAATTTTAAAAGTAAAGAACAATACTTGAATAGCGATTTTAATGACAAGAATAATATGAAGAAATGGCTTAAAACTCAAACTCCAGAGAAAGCGCAAGAGTATTGCAAAGAATTATTAATTAAAAGAAAAGAAGTTAAAAATCTTACATATTCACCAACTCAGGTTGAGCTTAGAACAATCATGGCACCATCTATTATATTTTATAATAGTATATTTAAAGATTATTATGATATTTGCTCATCTATTGGTTTAGAAAATAAATTCATTCATCCTAATCTTGTTGGAGATTATTTTAAAAATAAATTAACAAACAAAGATACAATCTATGTTGATACTCGCGAGCAAAGCTGGCTTAAATTTAATACACCTTTTGAAATTAAAACTCTTGAATTTGGAGACTATGCTTGTTCAAATGATAATTGTGGTTGCTTTATAGAAAGAAAAAGTCTTAGCGATTTTATTAGCACTCTTAGCGTCAAGAACTTCGATAGATTTAAAAATGAAATTGAGAAGGCTAAAAAGAATAACTGTTATATTATTGTTATGGTCGAAGAAAAATTAACAAGTGCTTTAAGTTTTCAATATCTACCTCATATTAGTAAAAAAATAAAAGCAACACCAGAATATATATTTCATAATGTACGAGAGCTTCTTCAAAACTATGATAATTTACAATTTCTATTTGTCGATGGACGAGGAGAGATGACTAGAATAATTGAATCTATTTTTGCAAGTAATTGTTTTTATAAGAAGATAGATCTTCAATTAGCTTATGATATGAAAATTTTATGATATACTGTCCAGATAAATACTTAAGAGAAGTTAAGGATGTGAACGCAGAGCTTTCGCAACTAAAAGGTTTTCTTAATGATAAAGAAGCTAAAATTAGTCTTGCAAAATTCTTACGAGCTAATCTTGGATTTTCTACTGAACTAATTAGTGGAGTAAAGCTTGCGCCATATCAAGAGATTCATCTTAAAGCTATGATGAATAGAAACTTTAATATGTGCGTATTTGGTCGTGGTTGTGGTAAGTCTTTCATGGGTGCAGTATTTTGTTTTCTTCAATGCGTCTTTGAACCTAATACAAAGATTCTTATAGCTGGTCCAACATTTAGAACAGCAAGATTTATTTTTAATAATCTTGAAAAAATAGTAGAAAGCCCCGGAGCAGAATTATTATCTCAATGTTTCGGCGTTAAAGCAAAAAGAAATGATCAATTTGAATGGCAAATAAATGGTGGAAGTATTGTAGCTATTCCTCTAAACGGAGAAAAAATTCGAGGCTTTCGCGCGAATATTCTTGTACTTGATGAGTTCCTTTTGCTTCCAGAAGAAATCATTAAAAACGTTTTGATGCCATTCTTAGTAGCGCCACAGAATATGAAAGAGCGAATGGAGATTCGTGAATTTGAAGATAAGCTAATATCAGAAGGATTAATGAAAGAAGAAGATCGAATGGTATTTGAAAATACAAGTAAAATGATTGCTCTTTCATCTGCAAGTTATACATTTGAAAATCTTTATAAAACTTATAATGAATGGTGTGAGAAAATTAATAGTCCAGAAAGAGGTGAAGCTACATACTTCGTAAGTCAATTAAGTTACGAAGCTCTACCAGAAGAAATGATTGATAAAACAATTATTGAAGAAGCTCAAGCTGGTGGATCAAGTCATAGCGGGTTCTTAAGAGAATATTGTGCTCAATTCACAGATGGTAGTGATAGTTATTTCAACGCAAAAAAAATGGAAGAATGTACATTAAAAACTGGAGAAGCACCTCATACTTTAATGAAGGGTGATCCTAAGAAAAAATATATTTTAGGGATTGATCCTAATATGAGTGATAGTCCTAATGCAGATTATTTTGCTATGGCAGTTATGGAATTAGATGAAGAAAAAGGTCAAGGTATTTTAGTTCATACTTATGCAGGACTTGGTAATTTAAAAAATCATGTTAATTATCTTTATTATATTTTAACTAATTTTAATATTGTATTTATGATTCTTGATAATGCTGGTGCTGATACATTTTTATCTGCATGTAATCAATCCACCTTGTTTAAAGATCATAAATTAGAAATTAAAACATTAGATATAGATTCAGATCTAGAAGGTGTAGATTACGATTTGATGATTAAAAACGCTAAAAATAAATATAATTTGGATGATAAAAGAATCGCATTTAATCAAGTATTCACAAGCACATTTATTCGTAAAGCAAATGAATATCTACAAGCATGTATTGATTATAAGAGAGTATGGTTTGCAAGTAGAACAGCTTCAGATGAAGCATCATTTAATCAAACAGTAGGTTTAAATTTACCATTGGATTTAATGAAAGTAGATGATAAGAAGGATTGGACAGTTTTAGACTTTATTGAAAATCAAGACGACTTTATCTATCAGACAAAAAAACAATGTGTATTAATTGAACATTCAGCTACTAGCCGTGGTACTCAAAGCTTTGATTTACCCCAACATTTAAAAAGAAGTGCATCAGCAAATAAGGCTAGAAAAGATAATTATTCAGCATTTATGTTAGCAAATTGGGCGTTAAAGTGCTATAATGATATGATGACAGTTCAAACAGTGCAGGCAGAAGCTACTTTTTCGCCTATTATGATCAGATAATGTGTAATATTTAGGAATAAAAATGGCTAAAAAATCTAAAAAAGAAGAAAAAATCGTAAAAAGTGAAGAAATCCAACCTCTAATGGTATCAGATGCTTCTACTTATGAGTCTAAAGCTGCAGCTTATGGTTCAGATTCTAGCGATTCCTCTCATACTCAAACTAGAAGAAATGTATCAGCAGATATTATTAGAACAGATAGATATAAAAATATTGATAGCGGATTAATCCCTTTTAGATATTCAACTGGTATATCCAATAGTTCTAATATGAATGTCCGTGATGCGGTCATTCTTTGTCAGAAATGCTATTATAACTTTGCAGTATTCAGAAATACTATTGATTTAATGACGGAATTTTCTTGTAGCGATATTTACTTTAAAGGTGGAAGTCAAAAAAGTAGAGACTTCTTTAGCGCATGGTTAAAGAAAATAAATATATTTGATTTGCTTGATCAATTTTTCCGTGAATATTATAGAAGTGGTAATGTATTTATTTATCGTTTTGATACTAAAATTAAACCAGAAGACGTTAATAAAATCACTCAAACCTTTGGATTATCTGCAAAAGCTACTGATGTTATGTTGCCAGCGAGATATAATATTATTAATCCCGCTGATGTTCAAATTGGCGGAACAATCAATTTTTCAGTTGGAAGATATTATAAAATCTTAACGGATTATGAATTAGAAAGATTAAAAGCTCCAAAGACTCCAGAAGATAAAGAAGTATTAGAAAGTTTACCAATAGAAACACAAAAACTAATTACAAAAACTAGAGTTGGCATTTTAACTTTACCACTAGACCGCGATAGACTTTGCGCTGTATTTTATAAAAAGCAAGATTATGAACCATTTGCAGTTCCAATGGGATTTCCAGTTCTCGAAGATATTAACTGGAAAGCAGAAATGAAAAAAATGGATATGTCCATTGCTCGTACAATGCAACAAATAGTATTATTAGTAACCATGGGAACCGATCCAGATAAAGGCGGAGTTAATCAAAAAAATCTTGAAGCTATGCAAGGATTATTCACAAATCAAAGTATTGGTCGCGTCCTTATCGCAGATTATACAACAAAAGCTCAATTTGTAATTCCAGATATTGGAAATCTTCTTGGTCCAGAAAAATATGAAGTTGTTGATAGAGATATTCTGGTTGGTTTAAATAATATTCTTATTGGAAATGATAAGTTTGCTAATGGAAGCATGAAAGTACAAGTATTTATTGAAAGACTCAAACAAGCCAGAGAAGCTTTCTTAAATAATTTTTTATATCCAGAAGTTAGAAGAATTAGTAGGGACCTCGGATTTAAAAATTATCCGACTCCATTTTTTGAGGATATTGATCTTAAAGATGATGTTCAATATTCTAGAATTTATACAAGACTAATGGAACTTGGAATTTTAACTCCAGAAGAAGGTATTACTGCAATTGAATCTGGAAAACTTCCAGAAAGTGAAGATTCAATTATTTCACAAGAAAAATTTAGAGAATTAAAAGATCAAGGTCTTTATCAACCGCTTATTGGTGGAGTTAAAATTGGATCAGAAGCAGGAAGACCATCTGGATCAAATGGAATTCCTCAAAGTACAAAAAATATTAATCCAAAAGGTCAAGGTAAACAATCTAAAGCTTCTTTATTTAATATAGAAAAAATTAAAGAAAATTTTGTTCTTGCCTCAAGACTACAAGAAAAAGTAGAAGCATCACTAAGAGAAAAACATTCTCTTCGCAAATTGTCTAAACAACAAAAAGAAGTTGCATTTGAAATAGTAAAAATTATTGCTTCAAATGAAAATCCAAAAATTTGGGATTCTGTTGTAGATGAATATGTAACTAATCCTAAAGATAAAAATCTTGATAAAATTTCTGATATCGAAAGTATAGCCGTAGAACATGGATTAGATACTTATGTTGCTAGTATTCTTTATCATAGTAAAAAATTTGAGGATGTAAAAAATGGCTGATAATCTAATTCGTGGAAAACAACTCAATCAAGGGGATTTAGATAAAATAATCGGAAATTATATTGCTTCTGCGAATTTATCAGTATTAACAGGAAATTTTGATAAAATTTATGCAACAAATCTAGTTTATAATACTGGAAATCAACCAATAAGTGGCAATAAAACTTTTGCAAATAAAATACTTTTTGGAAATCAAAGTATTACGGCTGGTTATATTTCTGGAAACATTTCAGATGATGCAGAGGTAAGTACTTTATATATTAGAGGAGAAGGAGCTGGAGAATCATATTTAACCATGAGTTCAGAGCAAGACGGATTTACTCTTGGACGCCAGCATGGATTTACTTTTGGAAATAGTACCTTCACAATTGACGGGACTTTGGAAAATTTAGACATACTTAATTCAAATGTATATATACAGAAAAATACATATTTTGGTAATCGTCCAACAGTAAATGGAGTCCCAGTTTTATTAAGTGGTGAAGCCGCAGGATTACCAAGTGGAATAGTTTATACTACTGGAAATCAAGTTATAAGTGGAGTTAAAAGTTTTGTAAATAATACTCAATTTTCTGGTTCAGGAATTTTCAATTCTGGAATAAATTTAAATAATATAAATGATCTTTCATTATCTGGAGTTAA